GGCGTACACCCATATATGGATTCTGTTGTAAGGAAGGCTATTGAATTAACTAAAGTAGACTTTGGTGTTATATACGGTGTAAGAACTGTAGAAGAACAAGAAAAGCTAGTAGCTGCTGGCAGATCACAAACTATGAAAAGCAAGCATTTAAAACAGGAAGACGGTTTTTGTCATGCTGTAGACTTAATGGCATATGTCGACGGAGAACCTTGTTGGGAAATAAATGTGTATGACGATATATGTGATGCAATGAAAGAAGCGGCTAAGAAAAATAATATAGCTGTCAAGTGGGGAGCTGCGTGGTCTGAAGGCGATATTAGAGATTACCCAGGTACTGCTGAAGAAGCTATGAACAAATACGTTGATTTAAGAAGATCGCAAGGTAGACGGCCATTTATTGATGGTCCTCACTTTGAATTAATATTTAATTGATTGATTGAACCCAGGAGTGGATCATGTCTAGATTTATACAGCAAGAAGCTGATAAAAAAGCTAAGAAAAAAATAAAAGAAGATAAAAAGAAACCTCTTCCTAAACCAGGTAAATACACAGGTATTGACCTAGAAAAGGCAGCAAAAATATATTCTCCTATAGGAGGTAAGTATTAATGGAACGGTATGGTTATAAAGAACCAGTTACCGATGAGCAGCTTATTAATCTTATAGAATCAGGTGTGCAAAATAGTACCGGTGACTTCTTAAACAGTTCTGATCTTGCAAGAGAAAGACTGAAATCTACTTATGAATATGCTGGCGTGGCGGCTGATCATTTATCTCCGCAAGGAGTTTCATCAATAGTTGATACTTCTACAACAGAAGTTATTGAGGCTTATACTGCTATACTCGCTGATCTATTTCTCTCCAATCATAGATTGGCGAGGTTTGTACCATATGATGATAGCCCTGGAGCTTATAAAGCAGCAAAGGATGCAAGTGATGTAGTTAATTATTGTATCTTTAGAAAAAATAACGGCTGGGAGTTTATGTCTCAGTGGATTAAAGCAGCATTGTTATGGAAAAATTCTGTATGTAGATGGGATTATGTAGAAGATTATGATTATGTGTTTGAAGATTACGAACAAATAACACAAATAAAACTTGACGAGTTATTGTCTGATGAAAACGTAGAGGTAGTTGGTGAACTAAATTACCAAAACTCTACAACATTAACAGCTGCACCACAAGAAGAAATACAATTAATTTATACTGACGTAAGAATAAGAAAACGAATAGATAAATCAAAAGTAAATATAGAATTAGTTGCACCTGAAAATTTTAGAATATCACGAGATGCTACAACAATAGAAGACGCGGCGTTTGTAGGAATACAGACACAAATGTCAAGATCTGAAATACGAAAGTATTATCCAGAAGTTTCTGATGATCTTGATTTTGATAGTATGGATGATAGCTCTTGGTTAGGATCAACAAAGTACTCACAAGATGTTGCAGCAAGGAAGCATGTAACAGGACAAGAATACTGGCAAGGTTCTAATGACTCTTATGAAACGCCTTTAGAAGCTAACATAAATGTAAATGTTACAGAATGCTGGATAAAGGTAGATAGAGATGGTGATGGTATTGCAGAACTAAAACATATTATGACTATTGGTAATAACATTATATACGAATCAGATGTTGATAATATACCACTAGCTAATATTGTTCCTATAGATATACCGTTTGAGTTTTATGGTTTGTCAATGGCAGACTTTACAAGAAGCTCTACATTAGCTTCTACGGCTATACTTAGAGGTTTTGTAGAAAACACTTATCTTACAAATTATGCTCCTAAACTTGCAGATCCTAATGTAGTAGATTTTTCTGCTTTACAAAATATGAAGCCAAAGCAGATTATACCTACAAATGGTAATCCGCAAGCGGCAGTATCAACACTACCACCTGAAACTATATCTACAGGTACAGTGCCTTTATTAGATCACTTGCAAACAATAAAAGAACAAGCTACTGGTATGAGTAAAACCGTACAAGGATTAAACGATTTATTGTACGTATCAGGTAACTCAGAGCAAAAGTTTTCCGCTGTTCAATCAGCAGCCCAGAAGCGTATATCACATATAGCGCGGCGTTTTGCTGAAACAGGATTTAAGCGGTTAATTGCTGGAATCTACGAAACTATGCACCAAAACATGAAACGTAAAATTTCTTACAGTATGGATGGGGTATATAAAACAGTAGATATGAACGCACTACCATCAAAGATGGATGTTGAAATTCTTCTTGATATAGGAGAAAATAGTAATAGTACTAAACTTACAAAGTTAAGACAAATAGGTGCAGAAGTTCTTCCAGCTCTAAATAAACAAGGAGCAGGTATGGTTATAAAGCCAGAAGCTCCTGCTGTTTTAGCTACGCAACTTATTGAGGCTATGAACTTAGATAGTAACGATTATTTAGAGGATTATAGTACACCTGAGTTTAAACAAAAAGCTGTGAAAGCTATACAACAGCAAACTCAGGCAGCTCAAATGGTAAGAGATGCTAATGCTAAAAAGCTAATGACGGAAGTAGGATTATCAGAAGCAAATATACAATATACACAAGCGCAAGCTAAAAATACTTCTGATGATAATGGTAGACAATTAGCGGTAGCTATAGATAAGCATTTTCAAGAGTGGGCTGATTTATCGATTAAAGCTAACAAAGAAGGAATTGAGTTGCCACCGCATCCTTCTTATAATGATATATTACAAATGGCACAACAATTATTAGGAGGAAAGAAAGATGGCAACAGTAACAATTAATGCTTCAGGTGTTGGAGGCACACAGTCAGGTACAATAACTACTGCGGCTGGTTCAGGAGCTGGAAGTATTATAGTAACAAATGACTCTGATGCAGCTATTACATTTAACGTAGCTACAGCAGGTACAGATGTACAAACAGGTATTCACTGTGCTGCAAAGTCGTTTAAGATAGTAACCGGGCTTGATGACGGAGCTCAAACATTAACTAGTTTAACAACATCACATGGTACAGTTGCACAAAATGGTGAAATTGTATATAACACGCTAATTGCATAAATGAATAAGGAAGCTATGATAACGCATATTATTATGGTTATCGGACTTTTCTTAGTCATTTATTATCTTGCTTTTTAAGGAGAAACAAATGAGACATTTAGATATAATTGATTGGTTTAATAATTATACACCTTACACTATTGGTTTTGATAGATTAGTAGAAAGGTTAGCAGAAAATACAAATACGGATACTTATCCTCCGTTTAATATTGTAAAGGAGGACGAGGAAAAATTTAAAATAGAAATGGCAGTAGCTGGCTTTGACAAGTCTGAAATAGAGGTTACAGTAGCTGATGGCATATTATCTATTAAATCTGTAAAAGAGAATAAAGAAGATAAAGATAAAATTTATAGAGGTATTTCCTATAGAAAGTTTAATAAAAAGTTTACATTAGCTGAAGATGTAGTTGTAAAAGACGCATCTTTGCTTTGTGGTTTACTTACTATTAAATTAGAGAAAATACTTCCTGAAGAGAAGAAACCCAGAACAATTAAAATAAATTAAGGACAAAATGGATAAGTATAAAGCGACGGCTGAGAAGAGGCTAAGTAATACTAAATCCTATGGTAATCATAAAGTCCACCCCGAAGAACTAGCTAGGCGAGCTCACGTACAAGGTAAGTTCGCAGCTAGAGAACGGGATGAGTTTTTTGATGAAGCATATGGTGATATACTAGTAGATCTGTTTTTACAATGGTTAAAGACCGAGCCTCACGAAACTAAGTCTCGAGAGTTTTTATACGCGTCTGCAATGGCACTTGGTAGTGTCAAAGAAAAGATGATACATATCGAGACTTATGGAAAAAACGTACCACATATGAAGGAGGACGACAGTGAGGGAAATCAATAAATCAGAGCTATTATATAATATAGATACTATGATAAATACTTTAGAGTATGATTCTATGAGATCTGCAGGTAAAACAAAAGTTAACTGTGGATTATTAGTAAGCTTATACAGTTTAAAAAATATATATAACGAACAATTAAAGAATTCTAAGCCAACCCCTACTAAAAAGGAGGTAGCGAATGGATAACAATACAGAAGCACAAGTGGACTCTACCCAAGCGGATGACTCCCAAGCTAATGTAGGTCGAACAGAAGATCAATTGCTGGCTGACATTATTCGTAATTCGGACTTCGTATCGAATGAAGAACAATCTCTACCCGAAGAGCAAGTGCCTGAGTTAGACCCGGAAGAATCAGATTCAGAGACCCAGGAATCTGAGGAAGCCGTTAGTGAAGAAGTTGAAGAGGAAGTAGAAGCTGAAGCTGAAGAAACTGAAAGCGAGGATGCCGCTGAAGAAGCCGCTACCCAACCTGAAGTTTATCAGACTGATGACTTAGACTTAGAAGCTAAGGTTGCTGTTAAAATTGACGGACAGGAATCTGAAATTTCTTTTGGTGATCTTATTAAAGGTTACTCTACCGAACAATCTCTTTCTAAAAAGGGTCGAGAGCTTGGAGACGCTAGGAAAAAGCTTGATGACGAATACAAAAATAAACTATCTGAACTTGACAACATGTCAAAAGCTAGTTTAGCTGTACTATATTCAAGTGAAAAAGACTTTGCAACTCAATACCATGATCTTGAGAAAAAAATCACTGAAGCACGTAAGGATAATGATACTTACAACTTAACTGATTTAAAGGACGAAAGGGAACAAGTACAAAAACAATACTGGGAAGCTAGACAAAAGCGAGAACAACTTGTTACTGCTGTTCAAAAGCAGAATCAAGAAGAAGTTCAAAAAGCTTGGGATCAGCAAATAACTCATTTTAATGATACAATCCCAACATTGATACCTAATTATGATGAAGCTAGAGCTAAACTTATACGTGAGTTTGCTATAGCAGAAGGCATATCTGAGGAGGTACTTAATACTGTAACAGATCCTACTATCGTTAAGTTTGTAGATGATTATCGGCAATTAAAGCAAGGAGTTAAAAAAGGAGCTGTAAAACGAAAAGCAGCACCTATTAAAAAGGCTCCTACTAGAAAATCTAAAACTGTTAAAAAACAGAAGTCAGATGCTCAAGAAGTTTTAAGAGCTAAAGTGTTAAGTGGTAAAGGCGCTCAAGAGGAGGAAATGAGTTTTTTAAGGTCAATGGCCCAAAAGTCTCTGAGTAACGTTTAACTTAACTCAGTCTTTGGAGGTAATTACAAATGACTAATGTACT